ATGGTGAACAAAATGATTGAGATTTTAAACTTTAAAAAAGGAATTAGCGATAAAGCTCCAAATGGTTGTGATTTTGTAGTTGATGAGTTTGTAACTTACACAAATAAAAACGGAGTTAAGTTCGGGCCTTACAAAATCATCGGTTTCGCAAAAGATGTTAAGGATGTGGAAGCAGAAAGATTTATCCACTTAAACAATGATTGCTACTGGTTCCCTGTGAAGTTAGAAGAAATCAAGAAAATATAAAGTTTTTACTAAGCCCATTACGGTGGGCTTGAATAAAAATTTTAATTCGCTCTTTAAAAATCAGATTACAAGAAGTTTACTCATAACGGCATTATGCGGTCGTGTAGATTAAAAGCCCTACCCTACATAATGAGAGTAAACGGAATACCCACTGAAAGATGAGACCAGTGAAAAACTGACAGTTACAGAAAGTCAATTCGCAGTGGGGAAATATCTCAAAGCACATTTGAAGTACAGAGACACAACGGCACGTGAAACCGTTGCGAATGATAGAGAGAAGTGTGCTTTGAAATGGCAATAAGGAAACTAAGGAGCAATGCAATGATAAATCCAACAATTACAATCTCTCAAAATGAATATGAGTATCTTGTTGAGCAAGCAAAGATAGTTAAATTTATTGAGTATTACAAGCCATCAATATGTAATGACGGCGAATTCGGAACTTATGAAATGGTAGTAGGGAGCGATGGATTAATTACTACGGTTAGATATGGCACGCTGTCAGAATGTGTTAAATGCGCAATTGAAGATATCCGAGCTATGCAGTCTGTTTACTGGGTTGGAGAGGAAACGGAAATTTATGCTGGAAACTCCTTAGAAGAAATTCTTCATGCGTTTTATTCCGAAAAAGAGCGCGAGGAAATTTTAAGAGATAACCTTTATGGAGAGGTTGATTTAAACCAAAAATACCCAGTCAAGGAAGACTCAAGCTCTATTGCAATAGAAAAAACCATTAAAGAATTGTTAGAAGAAATAGTCACTTTCCCGGATTTGGTTTTAACATCTTACGATTAGCCGAGCATGAGGACTTAAAACTTATGCTTTGAAATGGCAAACATAAAACAAATGAGGTTAGCCGAGCATGAGGGCTTAAAACTTATGCAACCTATAAAATTGGTTCCCTAGGTTTGCCCTCCGTAAAACGAGGGATTTTTAACCCCCTTAAGGAGGGCGTAATGAAACTCAAAGAATGCTTAATCTTTTTGCTTGCGATCAACCTTAACCCGCTCGGATTGTGGCTCAACGCTTCCACGTTTGAAAAATTTTTCGAGCAAAAGAGCTGCAACATCCAACAAGATGAAGAACATTTGCCAAAAGCTAGTTGCGGCAACCAAGTAGAAAAGGTAAACCAGAGCATAATCAGGTAAAGCAGGTAGTGGTCTTGCCATTAGCTCAATCTGAATATGAACAGGAATAAGCAACCAACAAAGAATAAACGACAAAAACCACGTTGTAATACGCATAATCACCTCATCAAAATGAGATTTGAGGATGGAAAAGATGGAAGTAATTAACGCTTCCCACATAATAAATTCCTGTAATTGTTGAAGTAAGACGCAACAATTATATTCCTTGTTTGAAGTAAGGCGCAACAAGGCGAGTTTTTCGGTTCTCGTTAAAAAACCGTATTAACACGCATTACAGAGCAATTTGAATGCGAGAAAGGCAATAACTGGCGCGTATTAAAACATCTTCGAGCCTACAACCCTAAAGCAACAGGCTTTCAGCTAGACATCCTATAAAACAACGCAAAATCCGACCGCACTTTTCCCCAAGAAATCCGTGCGGCGGATTGTTACACCCAAAATTAACCAAATTGACGAAAAAGGAAACAGAAAATGGAAAAATTCACTGATACATTCGCAGAAATTACACGCCCTTTAACAAAGATTGCTTGTACGATGTTTGTCGCCTTCCTGGTTGGTGGAATTTCTTGTTGTTTCGCAAGCGAGCCAACAGCATTAGAGCGTGAACAAGCACGAATTCAATGGATTGCCGAACATGGGCAATATCAGCCTAACCTTACAGAGCCAGCTAAACAAGAGGTTTTAGTCTATACAGAGCAAAAACAAGCAGAAATTAACCGCACTTGGAGTAAACAATGAAACCTTCCGATGATTACTACTATCAACTTGATGCAGCTCACCAACGTGAAGTTGATTGGCAAGCAGGCTATGAAATCGCCTTAGATGAAGTCGCCACGGAAATCGACAATGATTTAAAACAAGGCGACAAAACGCATTATCACGAACTCACGGAAATGTTGTGTGATAACGATAATTTCTGGCTTGCTATTGGTAGCGGCGCAAGTTATGAGTCTTATAGACAAGAGGCGATTAAGAAAATCGCAGAGCGTGAATTAAACGCAAGAATGAATGATTATGACCAGGACTAAAAAGGAAATTACTATGTTAGATCTGATTCTATCCACCGAAAGCCGTGTGCTTTCAACCAATATTACCGACTTTGAAAAACAAGCAGAACAGTTTTTATCTACGCTTACACAGTCCTTTGAAACGGACGAAGATTTCGGGCGCGCGAAAGAAGAGGTAAAAATCCTCAAAGAGCTGGAAGATAAGACCCGCGCAGCGATTAAAAACGCACAGCAAGGCGATATTAACGAACTAATCGCACAAGCCGAAGCTATCGCAGAACGTTTTCGTCAAGAGCGATTGTCGCGTGATAAGTTGGTGAAAGAAAAAGAGGCATCAATTAAGGACAATATCGCGAACGCGGCGATAATTGAAATCCTCGATACGCGCAATTCGGCATGCGGTGAAAGTGCTATCTCGCTTGCACTTGAATTTACCATGCCAAAAGACACATTGAAAAAACGAATTAATGACGCGACGAAAAACAAACGCACCATTGACGGATTGACTAAAGCGGTAAACGCAGAAAAAGCGTTGGTACTTGCCGAATTAATGTCAGAAATCGCACGCCTACAATCGCGGCTAAAACTTATCCCAATCTCACACGAATATCTGTTCAGCGACGCGGTTAAATTGATTGCCGGTGAAGACGACTTGGAAGAAATTGTGGCGCAGCGTATCGAAGATGAAAAGCAACGCGAAGCACAACGCAAGGCAGACGCCGAAGCGGCAGCCGAGAAAGCCAAGCTGGAAGCGGAAGAACAGGCAAAAGTACAGGCGGAAGCGGCGGCGGTCGCGCAGGAAATGAAAGCGCAAAACCAACCTGCAGCACCGGCGCAAAGCGCGGTAGAAAATCACGGCTTTGTTATCCAAATCGCACTACCACCAATGCCACAAACTGACGCAGTAACTATCGCGCGCGAAGTTAAATCCGTGTACGGCGACAAATACGAAGTAACACTAAAACCACTTAAAGGATAAATAAAAATGGCAACAGCACTCCAAACTTTAACCGATAAACTTGCGAAACGCTTTGAAATCGCGGACGGTTCTGACCTGATGACGACATTAAAAAATACAGCATTCAAAGGCACTGTAAACGACAGCCAAATGACCGCACTTTTAATTGTTGCCAACCAATACGGATTAAATCCTTGGACAAAAGAAATCTATGCTTTTCCTGATAAAAGCAACGGCATTGTGCCGATTGTCGGTGTTGACGGCTGGGCGCGGATTTTGAACGAAAACCCACAATTTGACGGCATTGAGTTCGATCTTGACGATGAAAAATGCACTTGCCGAATTTACCGCAAAGACCGATCAAAACCGATTTCCGTCACCGAATATATGAGCGAATGTTACCGTGATATGGGACCGTGGAAAACCCACCCTAAACGAATGCTACGCCATAAGGCAATGATTCAGTGCGCGCGTCTTGCTTTCGGTTTTACGGGTATTTACGACCAAGACGAAGCGGATCGCATTGTTGAAACGCAGCGCGAGCCGGTAAATGTAACACCAAAACAAAAAGTGATAGACGTTGCAGTGTTAATTACATCAGAGCAGAAAGAAATGCTAATCGGCTTAATTGAAGCGACCGGCACGAATACGGAAAAATTATTGACGGCATATGGCCACACTGATATTTCCGATATGACAAAAGATCAAGCCGATAATGCTATATCAATTCTGAATAGTCGTCTTGATAAACAGCAAGAAAATGACGGAGAAGACGTTCCATTATGATTGACGGTCTAATAACGCTTGATTGCGAACAAGGCTCGGAAGAATGGCTACAGGCCCGTTTGGGTATTCCCACCGCAACGGGCTTTGAAAACATTGTGACGGCAACCGGTAAAAAATCAAGCGCACAAATTAAGTACATGGCTGAGTTGATTGAAGAAAGCATAATCGGACTACAAGACGAATCTTTTAAGTCACGATTCATGGAGCGTGGAAATCAACTTGAGCCGCTTGCCCGTTCTGCCTATGAATTCATCACGGGAAATGCCGTAACGCAAGTCGGCGGTGTATATCTTGATGAAAACAAAGAAGTGATGGTTAGCCCGGATGGACTAATTCCTGAGCTCAAAAAAGGCTTGGAAATCAAATGCCCGAAAATGAGTACGCACATTCGCTACTTATTAGAGGGCGGCGTTCCGTCTGAATACATAATCCAAGTTCAGGCTAATTTGTGGGTGACGGGCTATGACACCTGGGATTTTGTGAGCTACTGCCCGGAGTACCAAAAACAGCCACTTTACATTTTCACCGCACATCGTGATCAAGCGCTGATGACCGCATTTAACAAATTAATTCCGCAATTTTTAAACACATTGAGGGCTTATAAAAATGGTTAGAAAAATTATACAAATATCTGAAAGTGTAGTGCCAGAAACACAATTCCATCAGTTATTTTGGTCATTAACAGCACTATGTGATGATGGGACACTTTGGAATAAATCAGCAATTAAGGACGATTGGGTTCAAATTCCTAACGTACCACAAGACAAAACACCCGAAGCCACTAACAAATAGTGGCTTTTTTATTACTTCAAAATCAATCAACAATCCAAAACAGGAGAAAACAAAATGGCTAAAACAGATGTTCATGAATTCTTGGGCGAATTAGACGCAGGAATCTTTGAAAACAAACTTTCTACCGCACTTTCCGAAGTTGCGTTAGGTGTATTGGCGCATGATAAACAAGGTTCGGTGAAAATTGAATTTACCTTAAAGAAAGCAGATAGCGACAATCCGTCAGTTCAAATTCAGCATAAGCTGAGTTATGTCAAGCCGACTAAGCGGGGTAAGTCAGCCGAAGAAGACACCACCGCAACACCGATGTTCGTTCATAAAGGCGGCGCATTAAGCGTAACCCCTGATAAAGAACAAATGCCAATGTTAAAAGGCAGTGACGATCTGGCATTTGAACAAAAAGCAACATTAAAACGCCCTAATTAATCGCATTAATTATCGGTAATTTTTTATCAACAACAAACAAATGGAGATCCAACAATGGAACAAAATTTAAAGCAAATCCAAGACTTAGTGTTATCAAGCATCCGTGTCGGAAATAGTGATTATCCTATCGCAATTCTGCCGGAAAACATGGCGGTGCATTCGCTCGAAAAGCACAATAAACACCGTAATAACTTCCGTGCTACGTTCAACACTTATAATTTTGATAGTTTGATTGCTTACGCGAAAGCGCACAAGCAGAAAGACGCACAATGTTTTATTGATGAAAAAAATCTTGGTGCCCAAATTGTGTTTGATGTTGGCAGCCGTGAAGCGCCGTTACACGCTCAACACCGCGCAGTGTTACGAATGGAAAAGACCGCTGCGTTTAAAGCGTTATGCGACTTCCAAGGTTCAAAATGCGATCAGCGTGAATTTTCCGAATGGCTGGAAGATTGGAGCGATTACATCACGGCTTATACCGACGATGAAGACAAATTGCCTTTAACAAGCGCAGTCCAAGCAGTGCGCAAAATTACGCTTGATTATGCGCGTAACGAAGAACACGAAGTCAGCGACTTTGCGGCATCTAAATCAGCCATGGAAAGCGTAGAAGCCAAAAGCAAATTGCAGTTACCGAAGTATTTTGTGTTTAACACGCACACATACAAAGGCTTAGATAGTCAAGCATTTACGCTTCGCCTATCAATCCTTACCGGCGGCAATGCTCCTGTATTGGTGGCGCGTTTGATTAAAGCGGAACAAATTCAGGAAGCAATCGCGAAAGAATTTGCCGAAAAATTAACTGACGCGCTAAAAGATACCGAAATAAAAGTAAATATTGGCACGGTAGAAATTTAATAAATACGCCCACTCTTCGGAGTGGGTATTTTTTAGGTGCGAAGAATGAATGAAATTGAAATCAGCATCAAATATTCCCGCTTCGTGGATATTTTCGGATGTTATTTTTACACGAGAATGAATAACGGATTTGCAATATCCGTTACGCGGGCAATAGATGACGCTAAAAAACACTGGCTGTTGTTTGATTCCGATCTGAGAAGCGACATTATCAGAATAGCTGAAACGGCAAATTACCCGTGCGTAGTACAAAATTATGTTAATCACTTTATCAAATGGGCTAACAGTCAATTTAGCACAAAGCAAGATCACAACACACCGCGACCGCTGGTTGATGTGTTGCCGGTGGTGAATTACAAAAAACGGAGAGATTAATGGTTGTTTGGGCTTTATTTGATAGTGGTAATGGGTGCTATACTCAAGCTGCAATGCAATGCAATGCAATAGAAATATATCCAGTTGGCATCGATATCGAAAACAAGAACGACCATTTTATCAACCTGAATTTGGCTGATTATTCCAGGATGTTTGGCAATAATATCCTGTTTGATACATTGGATAAATTGCCAAAGCCAGATTTAATTATTGCTAGTCCACCTTGTGAGAGTTGGTCTATAGCAAGTGCTATGTGGGGTGGTAACGCAAGCTGGAAACAGGAAACAGGTGCCATCAATCGTGAATTATCAAAATTCACAGTGCGGAGCCGTAAAGACTATGATTTACCACACGTCCAATTTAAGTATGACCGCTCGTTTTTTAATAGAGTTAATGGTGAGTTGTGTATATACAATACAATCGAGATCATTAAGCGGTACAAGCCAAAAGTCTATGTGATCGAAAATCCGGCCAGTAGTCGTATTTGGCATTACATTAGCGACATTTTGAGCTTTGCAATACCGTTTGATAATTTAGCTCACTACAACTGTTACGGTTATCCACTCAAAAAGCCAACTCGATTTAAAAGTAATATCAATCTACATTTAAAGCATGATCGACAATCAAAAGCATTGCAACAATGGGGAGATTTTGCGAAAAGCTACAACGAACGGTCAAATATCCCGATTGAATTAATCAAAGATATTTACCGGGCAACGGAACAATATTTAACTAACCCGAAAGACGCTCCAAGTGAGCGTTTTTTATTTTGAGGAAATTATGACTTACAAGCCAATTTTAGATGCTTGTTGCGGGTCGCGGATGTTTCATTTTGACAAGCAAAATCCACATGTTTTATTTGCCGACAATCGCAAGCTAAAAACTACATTTAAGGATAAGGGTAAAGATAGACATCTTGCAATTAACCCAGACGTTATACACGATTTCATGGACATGCCCTATCCGGACAAATCTTTCAAATGCGTTATTTTTGACCCTCCTCACTTAATAAAAGGCGGTGACAAATCTTGGTTAGTCAAAAAATACGGACGGCTTGACGAGGATTGGCGAACGCAGCTTAAAAAAGGTTTTGATGAATGTATGAGGGTGCTTGATGACGGCGGATCGCTTATTTTTAAGTGGGCGGAAACGCAAATCACAGTAAAAGAGATTCTGTCCGTTATCGGTGTTGATCCGATAATTGGGCATAAATCAGGACGACTAAATAATACTCATTGGATGCTATTTGTTAAAGGGGTTGATTGATCATGGGTAAAAATAAAAAAATTTTAAGACACAGATTGCGCAACAGGCTAACTCATTTTATGGTCGCTAAATATCCAAAAATGGTTGATCGTAAAATAAAAGCAATAAAAGGCGATTATCTTTGCGACGAAGATAAGTGTAACGCTATTTTTGCAGTACAAAAACTCAAAAATGAGCATTATAAGCGGATTAAATCCATATATATTGCTAGGGGATTAAAATGAGCAACTGGATTAAGTGTAGTGATAGATTGCCTCCGTTAATCGGTGATCGCTCTAAACCTGTTTTAGTGTGGTGTGATAATTGCGGTCAGTATGATATCGGGGTGTGGGATGAGTATGATGGATGGGATGTTTATTGTGTTACCCATTGGCAACCACTCCCGCCACCACCAACCGAATAACCAACGACCGCAAAAGTGCGGTCTTTTTTTAAGGAGAATTTATGAAACCGTTTGATTTACAAGAGGCGCTGAATGGTGCGTCTGTACAGTTACGCAATGGACAAAAAGCGTATGTAGTCGGTCTTAGCAAAGTCGGTGCAGAAGATGGCAATAGCTATATTGTTGGGGAGTATGAGCGCAATTTATGTAATTGGAGCAAAGATGGCAAATACTGGCTAAACCGCGAAAGTGAATGGGATATTGTCGGCATGTACGAAGAGCCTAAACTAACATCCGAACAGGTGTTGGAAAAGGCTTATCAGGAAAATCTACCGCTTGATGCAATCGGCAAAAAAGCATTTGTTATCGCAAAAACAAAGGATGGTGATTATGTGATGCAATGCGGGGAGGATAATCTGTATTTTGCGAGCCATAAAATAGAGTGGGAATTTTACAAAGACCCCGTGCCAAAATCCGACACAATCACCGTTACGCTGCCTAAGCCGTTTAAGCCTAAAGAGGGAGAGGTGTACTACAGCATTGGTGGTTACCATAATGGGACGATAGTAAAAATGCACGCAAATTGCATGACGGACATCTCCATTTTAAGCGGTAATTGTTTCCGCGCCGAATCTGACGCTAAAGCATGGCTAGATGCCATGAAAAACGCTTTAGACGATTAATTTAGACCGCCCTTTTGGGCGGTTTTTTATTTCTATCAACAACAAAGAGGAAAAAGAAAAAATGAAAAAATCAATCATTCATGTTGTGGCCGCAAGCGCTATCGCCGCGTCATTATCCGCCTGCTCACCATTTTCGGTTGATGAAGGGGAAATTGGCTTAGTGACCCGCTATGGAGAAATTCAAGAAACTAAATCGGCAGGGTTACACTGGCGTAGTTGGCTTGAAGATGATGTTGTATTTAGCACACGTGAGCAAAAAGTCACTATCGGAAAATTTGATGACGTTGGTGATATTACCTCTGGCATTTCCGCTTATACCAGAGACACACAAACCGTCACCACGGCGCTAACCATCACGTTCAAATTAACCGATCCAGTGGCAGTTTACAAAAACTACCGTAATACAGATAACATGATCAATCAACTTCTTGAGCCACGTAGTCGTCAAGCATTGGAAATCGTTTTTTCGCGCTATTCCGCACAGTTGGCTTTGGAAAATCGGGCGCAATTAACCAACGATATTACGGCGCAAATCCGAGAGGCAGTAAAAGGTTATCCTATTGAAATTACTGCGGTTCAAAGCGTGATCAACTTCAACAAAGAATATGAAAAACGTGTGGAAGAAAGTGTTCAAAAGAACGTCGCAATTCAAACCGAAGAGCGCAATTTGATTATTCAGCAGAAAAAAGCCGAAATTGCCCGTGTTGACGCACAAGCCAAAGCCGATGCCGAAGTAATCCAAGCTAAAGCCGATGCCGAAAAAGTGAGATTAGCCGGTGAGGCGGAAGCGGCCGCTATTCGCGCTAAAGGCGAGGCATTAAAAGAAAACCGTCAACTTGTGGACTTAACCGCAGCCGAAAAATGGAATGGTGTGCTACCAACAACCATGACACCAAGCGGAAGTGTGCCATTTGTTAAGATTGGTCAATAATGTCAGGTTGGTTAGCTGGCGTTGTTTTAGGTGGGGTGGCATTAGCCATCCTTTTTATTATGTTTTATCTAGATAAAATGGAGTAACAAAATGTATTTCTTGGGAGTTCTTTCCGGAATTGCAATCGCATTTGCTGCACAAGCTTTCTTTCGTCAGTACAAGTTGACGGAAAGAAATAAAGAAGATTAATTTTTAATAAACCGTCCGAAAGGGCGGTTTTTTATTGGAGTAAATATGGAACTGATAGGCATCGTAAAGGCATCAATAATTCTTAATATGCACCAGGTTACTTTACGCGAAAAGGCGGCAAAAGACGAAATCCCGGGGTATAAAATCGGCGGGAGATGGAAATTTGATGCGGTCGAACTTGAAAAATTTGTGAAAAAGGATAAAGATCGCTCCGGACAAGTGGCGGGGCATGAGGAGAATATATGTCACGTCAAATCATCTCCCTCAAGAAAAGAGGGGAAATCTGGCACTACTCGTTCACATCGCCGAATGGTGAGCGGATACGCCGAAGCGCTAGGACTTTAGACAAAAATCAAGCGTTGCAACTAGCATCAAAAGAGTACAACGAGTGCTGGCGAGTTTTTAAACTTGGCGAGCGTCCTGAATATTCTTGGCAAGAGGCTGTTGTGCAATGGCTTGATGAAAAACCAAAGCGCAAGCAAGATCGAAATATGATTTACGGTTTAGTGTGGCTTGATAAATATCTTGGCGACAAAAAACTGTTAGAAATCGATCGCAACTTAATTAAATTTATACAGTCCGAAAAAGCAAGAGAGGGTGTTAAAGCAAGAACAATTAATGCCGTCTTGCAGCAAATAAGGGTTGTGTTAAGAGCGGCAGTCGAATGGGAGTGGATTGATAAATGCCCGGCAATAAAATTTTTGCCAGAACCGAAAAGACGTATCCGATGGTTAAGTGAATACGAAGAAATTAGGCTTATGCAGGAATTGCCGGAGCACTTAAAACCAATCGTACAATTTGCTATTTTAACCGGGCTGAGAATGTCAAATATCACTCAGTTAAAATGGTCACAAATCGACTTACCAAAAAAGATGGCATGGATAAACTCCGAGCAGTCGAAAACGGGTAACGGCATAGGTATTCCGTTAAACGACAAAGCCATCGAAGTTATTGTAGCACAATTCGGCAAGCACAAAGAAAATGTGTTTACGTATAATGGCAATGCGGTAAAAATTGCCAACACAAGAGCGTTCAGAGAAGCGCTTAAGCGAGCCGGAATAAAAGACTTCCGATTCCATGATCTGCGTCATACGTGGGCAACGCGGCACATTATGTCCGGAACGCCGTTATACGTATTGCAGGAGCTTGGAGGGTGGACAAAAACAGATACAGTGCGGAAATATGCTCACTTGTCTATTGAGCATTTAAAAAGCCACGCGGACAATGTCCAGCTTTTTGACACAAATTTGGCACAACACCAAAAAGCAAAAACCTTACCAACTAATAACTAA